TAGCCATCATCACCAACCCGTTGCTGGCGTTGCTTATATTGGTATTATTGCGGCTGAGAAACTCATCGGACTTAGCAAGTATACAAGGATCGCTCAGTGGTGTGCCCGTCGAGGTACTCTCCAGGAGGAACTTTGTAATGACATTGCTAGGGAAATCCAAAAAGCAACCGACTCAGAAAACGTAGCAGTATACATTCAAGCCACACACGGCTGTTGTGAAAACCGCGGTATTATGGCACACTCTAGTTTAACACAAACTACTGTACTCAAAGGTGCGTTTAAAGATGATCAGGGTACAAAGAAAGAATTCTTTGACAATATCAAAATGCAACAAGAGTTTGCCCCACGTTAAGGAAAAATTATGAGCCAAGTATATGTAATTAAACCACTTGAAAAGAAAAGCATTGTCTATCATGTAGAGATGTTTAGAGAAAATGCAGACGGTAGCATTAGTTCTTTTACCATTGACGAAACTTATCGTTGGGGTCAAGGTTTTGTGGAGGGCGACTTAGACTGCAACCTTCCTTGGGAGGGCGATGATGTTGCTTATGCTAGAGCTGATGCAGGCTGGGGTTGTGAGTTTGATGACAGCATTAACATTGAAATTGAGTTTAGTGATGATATTGGTGAAGAAGAACAAGAAGCTATCCGCGAAGCTTACTACGATGGTGGCGCTGGTTGGTTGTTTGACGGGGAACATGATTGGCTAGAAGAAGACACTGCGGTTCACATCATTGCTCCGTATCAAATTGATCTGTGCGAAGATGACGGCACAGTTATTGAAGAAAACGTTAAACTTAAACCGCGGCCGGATCCTAGAACATCGTGGCCGTGGAGTACGGATAACCCTAAACCTGAGGAAGAATAATGGATACTGCTAAAGATATTATGGATCAATTTATTAGTCGCGCAAAAAATTTGCAGGAGTTTACTGTATGTGTAAACGCACCGGCTGACTTTAGATTTAACGGGGTTGTTCCGTTTAACATGCAAATAGTCGACGGAGAAATTGAAGCTAAAGTTTGGGCGGTTGATTTTGAAGAGGCTGTTGATCGTTTAGATAAATGGTTGGAGACTTGTAAATGAACTGGTTTAAAAGAATGGTGGTTAAATGGGTGCGTGAGGATTGGGAAAATGCTAGAGACCAGCCAGAGGATTGTTATCCAACCGCTAAATTAAGTCGTGGCAATACTATCAGCACTATCAGTGGTCGTGCTCACGTTGATAGCGAAGCTACACTACAGTTCAAAGTATACAACGCTGTAGGTGGCAAGGTTGTAGAGTTTACTCGCTATGACCGTAAAACTGACAGACACGATCATCAAATATATGTTATTGGCAAAGACGAAGACTTTGGTGAAAAGATTGCTAAAATTTCAACACTAGAGGTTTTACGATGAGCGCACAAGAACCTGCCAATGGTATACTCCTAATCAACGATTGGGGTTCTAGTAAAATGTACAAAGCTGTATGCCAATGCGGTGATAACGACTGTACACATACTATAGATGTAGAGGCGGAAGACGTAGGTGTTACAGTAACAGTCTATACCCAAACAAGAACAAATTTTTGGTCTACTAGACGTTGGACACATATTTGGAAGTTGCTAACCAAAGGTTATGTTGAAACTGAATCTTGTATTATTATGACCAAACAGGTTGCACTAAACTATGCATCTGTGTTACAATTAGCAATCAAAGATGTAGAAGAATTTAGGAAACAGAATGTCAAAGATTAAAATTGCAGAATTATTTTATAGTATACAAGGTGAAGGACGGTATATGGGTGTACCGTCTGTTTTCTTACGTACATTTGGTTGTAACTTTAAATGTAGTGGGTTTGGCATGCCGCGTGGTGAAATTAGTCACGAAGCAACAGACATTGCGGCTACACATACAATGATTACTCCATTTACAAAATACGAAGACTTGCCATTAGTTAGCACTGGTTGTGACAGCTATGCCAGCTGGCATCCAGATTTTAAAGATCTTAGTCCTATGCTTACTAGTGAAGCCATTGTAGATCGCATTATGGAAATCATTCCGCATAATGATTGGCAGGATGAACATTTGGTTATTACAGGCGGTGAGCCTTTGCTAGGCTGGCAACGTGCTTATCCAGACTTGTTGAATAATTCTAAGATGCGCGGATTAAAAGAGATCACATTTGAAACAAACGGTACCCAGAAACTTACACCAGAGTTTAAAGAATATTTAAGAAAATGGAATAGCGTAGTAGGAAAAGAACTTACCTTTAGTGTAAGTGCTAAACTGCCGGCAAGTGGCGAGAATTGGTTTGATGCAATCAAGCCAGAAATTGTTTGCGAGTACGAAGAAGTTGGCACGGCATATTTGAAGTTTGTAGTAGCAACTGAAGAAGATATTATTGATGCAGAACATGCTGTGGAGGAATATCGCGAAGCAGGGTTTAAAGGTCATGTTTATCTAATGCCTGTAGGCGGCGTTGAAAGTGTGTACACGCTGAACGCAAAGAATGTAGCATTGGCTGCAATGAAACGTGGATGGCGCTACAGTGACCGTTTGCAAGTGCCGTTGTTTAAAAATGAGTGGGGTACATAATGAAACAATTTATTAAACGTATTTTTGGAATTGAAAAACTAGAAATAGAAAAAGCCGAGCTTCAAGCGGCTAGAGACAAAGCCGCGGCCGAAGCTGTATTGGCTCAGCAAAAAGAAGAGCAAGCTAAAGCTACTCCAAAAGATCGAGCTACTAAAAAAGGTGAACCATGGGTAGGAGTGCTTAACACACATGTTAACCATGATAACGTTAGAAACGGTTTCTTTGAGCTTGACTGGAATGACCTTTTTATAGTACAATTGAAACAAGCTGGATACGGTTTTGATGGTGATCCAGACGAAGAGATTGTGGATCGTTGGTTCAGAGAGCTTGCTAGTAATATGTTTATGGAGCAAGGATTAGATCCAAGAAATCGCACAGCAGGTTTTATTAATGTTGTTCCGCTAACAAAAGGCAAATCAGAGGTTTCATGACACACATTATAGTTGATACTGCTAACACGTTTTTTCGTGCTAGACACGTGGTGCAAGGTGGTGCTGATATTAAACTTGGCATGGCTTTTCACATTACTTTCAATAGCATTAAAAAAGCGTGGAACGACTTCGGCGGTACTCACGTAGTGTTCTGCCTCGAAGGTCGCTCGTGGCGTAAAGACTTTTATCAGCCGTATAAACGCAACAGACAGGAAACTCGTAGTGCAATGACTGTAAAAGAACAAGAAGAAGACAAATTGTTCTGGGAAGCGTTTGACGAGTTCAAGACTTTTATTACAGAAAAAACTAATTGTACAGTAATGCAACATCAGCAATTAGAAGCAGACGACTTAATTGCAGGTTGGATACAAAGTCATCCAAATGACAAACATGTTATTATTTCAACAGACGGGGATTTTGCACAATTAGTGAGCCCTACAGTTAGTCAGTATAACGGCGTAGGTGATTTACATATTACACACGAGGGCATATTTGATGCTAAAGGTAAACCTGTTAAAGATAAAAAGACAGGGGAGCCAAAGCCTGCACAAGACCCAGAATGGATGCTATTCGAAAAGTGTATGCGTGGAGATACTAGTGATAATGTATTCTCAGCTTATCCCGGTGTGCGTACAAAAGGTTCTAAAAATAAAGTGGGGCTAATGGAAGCATTTGAAGATCGTAAGAGCAAAGGATATTCTTGGAACAATCTCATGCTTCAACGTTGGGTTGACCATAACGGCGTCGAACATCGTGTACTAGATGATTATATTCGTAATGTTAAATTATGCGACTTGACTGCACAGCCCGACGAAATTAAAACAATTATTAAAGAAACAATTGCCACACATGCTGTACCTAAGGACATTACACAAGTCGGTATACGTATGTTAAAATTCTGCAATGCGTGGGATATGAAAAAAATTGCAGACAACATACAGTCGTATGCTGAGCCATTCCAAGCAAAGTATCCAACAAGATCAAATGAGATACGTGAGCTATTACAGGAGAATTAAATGACAGAATATTATGCTAAGCCTATTATAGATGGAAAATTTTGGATCGTTGAACAAGACGGTGTCAAAGTAGGTCTACTACATAAAAAAGAAAACAACAAGTTTATGCTCAGTTCAACTGGCGGTGAACTTATGTTTAATAAGAAAGATGATCTTACCAAACAATTTGGCAAGGACTTTTTCTTAAAAAATTCCAAAGTGAAGATTACTTCAACTGAAGAGAACAAGGAGTGTCATGGGTATCCGGCTAGTTGTAATCCGTATAACGCCATGTACGATGTAAGAAGAAAACTGCCACTGTTTACTAAAAGTGAAAAATCAAAAAGTCTTTATTGTGCTGGATACTATGTAATTAAATTTGACAAAGGTTGGGTTAAAAGTTTTTGTCCAAAAGCAATCACTGTAGAGCGATATCCATATAAAGGTCCATTTACTAGTGAACTTGAAATGAAGGTTATGTTAGCTAATGCAAAATCAGATTAATACTACTCCAATAACACAGTTTATTCAGCAAATACGAACTGCGGAATTAAGCCAACAAAAAGAAGTTAAACTGCCTATGCAACAGGCACGTTTAATCTCGCTAGCACTAGCAGAAGTATTAGAGCACATGAATAGAGACTGGGAAACATTGTATCATGCACTAAAACAAGGATCTAATCCAGATATAGTTTCTGTTGAAATGGACGGTGGAGATTTTCAGAAAGATTAACTTGGTACTTTATACCGTTAAAAATGATAAATATATGCGTAGATAACAACGCATATGAGCAGACCAAAACCTAAAGTTCTATTAGAGTACGTTAACAAAAAAACTTATAAAGCTGAACAAGTTTTAGAAGCTGATGCCATTTGGGCAGTCTTCTATAAAGGACAGCCGTTTAATCTTAAATCATTCAACAGCCTTACCAGCTACCCTGGACCTAAGTACAAAAAAGTATCCTTTAGCAATCCCGGACATGCTGTAAACCTTGCTAAAAAACTTAATCTAACTTTTGGTACTCAAGATTTCCAAGTGGTTAAATTAACGCAAGGTGAAATTCAAAAATGATTGAGAGAGATACATTAACTAAAATTTTTCTCAAACAATGGGGCAAGGGTACAGATGACACCAATGTTAAATTGTTTTCACGAAAATGGTGGCAATCTACAAGAGTTGGCAAACAGTCAGCATTCAGACTTAGCGACGAAGGATTTAAATTCCTATTAGAAGAATTGGATTTAAAAAGCTACGAGATACCGTTTACCGAATCTATTGAACTAAGCCCTCAGACTATTGTATTTTTAGAACGATACATTGATTGCCCCTACTATTTGACTGCCGAAAGCATAACAGTATTCTCAGAAAAGAAAAGTTTTGAGCTTTATCTATTTTCGGACGATATTCGAAAATTTGGACTAGTAAAAGCAATGAAAGAACGCCAAAAAGATTTGGACGATTCTGTCCAAAATTAATAAAATTCCAGTTGACTTAGTTAAGCTACTGTCGTATAATAACACATAGACAGATAGTTCTTAACAATTTTTAACCCTGGAGTATATATGAGCGAGATCATTTCACGTACCGTTGGTCCTAAAGCCGCTAAAAAATCCCTGCGTAAAGCATTTAACAGTAAACGTCCAATCTTCCTTTGGGGTCCTCCAGGAATTGGTAAGTCAGATATTATTAAACAGTTGGGTGCAGAACTTGACGCATATGTGATCGACGTTCGTTTGTCACTTTGGGAACCTACCGACATTAAAGGTATTCCATATTTTGACTCAAACTCTAATACAATGGTTTGGGCGCCTCCAGGTGAATTGCCAAGCAAAGAATTTGCTAAGAATCATAAACAAATTATCCTGTTCATGGACGAAATGAACTCTGCGGCTCCTAGCGTACAGGCGGCGGCTTATCAGCTAGTGTTGAATCGTAAAGTTGGTACGTATGAACTGCCAGACAATGTTGTAATGGTAGCGGCTGGTAACCGTGAAACTGACAAGGGTGTTACGTATCGTATGCCTGCTCCGTTGGCTAACCGTTTCGTCCACTTGGAAATGACCGTTGAGTGGGATGACTATTTTGAGTGGGCTACTGAAAACAAGATCCATAAAGACGTAGTTGGCTTCTTGACCTTCTCTAAGAAGGACCTGTACGACTTTGACCCAAAATCTAGCTCACGTGCATTTGCTACACCTCGCTCATGGGCTTTCGTTAGCGAACTGCTCACAGACGACGACTGCGATGACAGTACACTTACTGATCTTACTTGTGGAGCAATTGGCGAAGGTCTTGCTATTAAATTTATGGCACACCGTAAGCATGCCAGCAAAATGCCTAATCCAACAGATATCCTGTCTGGCAAAGTTAAGAAAATGGATACTAAAGAAATCAGTGCCATGTACTCATTGACTGTTAGTCTGTGCTACGAGCTTAAAGAAGCAAACGACAAACGTTCTAAAGATTGGGATTTACAAGTTAATAACTTTTTCCAGTTCATGATGGATAATTTTGAAACAGAATTAGTTATTATGGGTACTAAATTGGCATTGAGCCAATATAAACTTCCGCTGGATCCAGATGAGATCAAGTGTTTTGATGATTTCCATGCAAAGTATGGAAAGTACATTTCGGCAGCAACTGAAAAGAGCGTTCGCTAAAATGATTGACACCGCCTTAGGGCGGTGTTATAATATAAGTATATTGTAAATAGGAGCATTTAATGTCTAATCTTGATCCAATCATTGACAACATTATTGTCGCCCGTGTTGGACTGTTGCTACGTCATCCATTCTTTGGTAACATGGCAACTCGTTTAAAAATTGTAGACGGCAGTGATTGGTGTGCAACTGCGGCTACAGATGGTCGCCATATCTATTTTAATAGAGAATTTTTCCAAAAATTAAGCATTAAACAAATTGAATTTGTTATTGCTCACGAAATCCTACATAATGTATTTGATCACTTGAGTCGTAACGAAGGCCGCGATCATAGAATCTTTAACATTGCCGCTGACTATTGCGTTAACGGACAATTGATCCGTGACCATATTGGAGAGATACCTCCAAAAGAAATTAAAATCTTTCACGATCCTAAATACTATACTTGGGGTGCAGAACAGGTCTATGACGACATTTATGACAAACATACTGATGAAGAATTGAGTGCGTTAGGTCAACTGTTGGATGAACACATAGACTGGGGTAACCAAGATGGTGATAGCCAGGATGGCAAGGGTAATCGTCCTCAATACAGCAAAGAAGAACTAAAGAAAATTAGAGACGAGATGCGTGAAGCTATTGTGCAGGCGGCACAGGCAGCGGGTGCGGGAAATACTCCCGCAAACATTCAGCGCATGATTAAAGAACTTACTGAACCTAAAATGGATTGGAGACAAATTCTGCGTCAACAAATCCAAAGCACTATTAAGAACGACTTTAGTTTTATGCGGCCTAACCGTAAGGGCTGGCATATGAATGCTATTCTTCCTGGTCAGAACTATCAAGAAACTATTGATATCTGTATCTCCATTGATATGAGCGGAAGTATTGGCGACGATCAAGCTCGAGATTTCCTTACTGAGATTAAAGGAATTATGGAAGAATATAAAGACTTTAAAATCAAACTATGGTGTTTTGACACTGCTGTGTATAACGAAGCAGACTTTGACGGATATACTATTGACGAGTTTGAAGACTATAAAGTAGCAGGCGGTGGTGGAACTGAGTTTATGGCTAACTGGGAATACATGAAAGAAAACGATATTAACCCTAAAAAGTTTATCATGTTCACAGACGGCTACCCATACGGTTCGTGGGGTGATGAAAACTATTGCGATACAGTATTCATCATTCATGGCAACGACACTATTATTCCACCATGGGGTGAGTTTGCCTACTACGAATTTAAGAATGAATCTAGAGTTTGATGCATTTAGTAGTGGTCAAGTTAATAGCAAACTATGGGCCGCTGAAAAACTAGAATGGTGTGTAAAGGAACACATTACCGACCCCTTGGACATATATGTCTTAGGCGGTTGGTATTCCCTATTACACTTTATCCTCAAAGTTAGAAATAATATTAAAATAAATTCGTGTCGATCTTTTGATCTTGATCCCAGTGCCTGTTCAGTTGCTAATGCAATTAACAACACTTGGGAATTACAAGACTGGGCATTTAGAGCATATCCACAAGATATTAATACAATAGATTACCCAGTGTCCGTTAACTGCGTAATTAATACAGTAACTGAACACGTAAAAGGTACCGCATGGTATGATCGGATACCTAATGGTACTCTGTGTCTATTTCAATCTAACAATCTTCAACACTCAGATCACATAAACATAGTATCAAGTATAGAAGAATTAGAACAAAAATTTCCGCTAGCTGAAACATTTTTTACAGGTAGTAAATGCATGGATTCCTATACTAGATACATGACAATAGGTAAAAAATAATGGCCTTAAAAAATGGCAAGCCAAATCCTTTAAATTTTTTTAATCTAAGGAGAGTAGATTATTCTGCTCCACATTTTGTTTACACTAAAATAGACAGATATACGCCTACATTAGTTAAAGATATCGATCTATGGATTAAACTGAATCTTAACGGTAGATATTACGTAGGTCAGGATTTAACTTTAGATCATACAAATACCATAGTATATGTAACTAAGGTAGGGTTTGAAACGGAAAAAGAACTTAGTTTCTTCAAAATTGCGTGTCCTATTTTAGAATCAAGATAAATTACTATACGTTCTTGTTTAGGAGACTTTATGACTGAAGAAAACAAAGATATTAAAACAGCGGCACCAAGCGGGCCGGCCGCACCCGCACAAGAAGGCCCAGATCTTAACATTAACGATCTTAATGCCTTAAAAGTTATCATCGACATCGCTAGTAGCAGAGGTGCATTTAAACCATCTGAAATGGTAGCGGTAGGCCAAACATATGCAAAGCTGGCCGCATTTTTAGATGTTGTGTCAAAAACTGCAGAAGGAGCAAAACAAAATGGCTGAACTTAAACACATAGGTCGGGTTGTAAAAACCGGCAAAAAAGTATTAGTAGCTTTTAGAACATTACCCGGTGCATCTGACAGATGCTTAGTTGTTCCAACTGAAAGTCTACCAGATAGTTATCACGATGCATTAATTAATCTTGTTGAGAGCAACGCTGGACAAAGTGCTAACGAATTTGCAGAAGTATTAGCACGTACCAATTTTCCAGACGGTACTATTATGTTGGCTGCTTTGCATTCTCAAGGTAGGATGATATCTGTTGGTACTAGCGAAATAGAAATGTGCCCAACTAACAGTCACACTGTAATACTGTCTGAATTAAATTCATTAATTGCAGAGCAAAAAGGCGTTACAGTTGACAGCCTTGCAGTACAACGTCCACTAACTGATCCAAATATCGAAGTGCGAGAAGTTGCTACTGTTCGAGAAGTAGATCCACCAAAATCTCAACCGTTGACTCCAACAACAGATACCGAGCCACTAACTGACGATGCCGTAGCTAAAAAATACCGAAGCGATGCAGATCGTCTTAGTAAAGAGGCAGCGCAACTTAGAAGAATGGCTGAAGAGTTAGTGCCCACTAAAAAGAAAGTATCGGCAGTGGAGTGAGCAACCAAGGGAAGTCTCTCCCAAAAGATGTTATAGCACACTGGCCTGAAGTATTTGGTGAGGTAAGATTAAATGTTCTACCCTTACGATACTTGGACTCTGTGCTGTTAAATTTTAAAGACGGTAAAGTTTGGGAGATTAAAGTTACTAAAAAGACTAGAGATGCTGGTTGGGATCAGTTCGAAAAGTCTATTTCTGAGTTGGTTAAAACATACGAAGAAAAAATTGATAACGTTGATTTTAAGTTAGATACTGACAGAGTTAAAAAAGATATTACTAAAGATACACAAAAATTTCTTAAGAAAAAGTTAGATTAAATGAAAGTTAACCTCCTATCCTACAGTCAACCCACACAAGAGTTTAAGAATTTGGGCATCGCTGATGCTCAAGAACTTATTGCATATTGTGCAAGAGTAAGTAATCCTAGCAATCAATTTAATACAGAAACTAGTGAAAAACTTATCAAATATCTAATTAAACATCAACATTGGTCACCATTAGAAATGGTCAGCGCCTGTATTGAAATTACTACTACTAGAGATATTGCAAGGCAAATTCTGCGACATCGAAGCTTTGCATTTCAAGAGTTTAGTCAACGCTACGCTGATCCTACTAAAGATTTAAATTTTGTAATTCGAGAGGCTAGGCTACAAGATACAAAAAATAGGCAAAACAGTATTTCCACAAATGACACAGAACTGCAAGCATGGTGGGATGCTAAACAAAAATGGATTATTGAACAGGCTAGTTTAGCATACTCTGAGGCAATTGAAAGAGGTATTGCCAAGGAACAGGCTCGTGCTGTTTTACCAGAAGGTCTTACAGAAAGTCGTTTATATATGAATGGAACTTTACGTAGTTGGGTACACTACATAGAACTTCGATCAGCTAACGGTACTCAACTAGAACATCAAGAAATTGCCAAAGCATGTGCTCAAGTAATTTCAACAGTGTTCCCTATGGCTAACGATCTTGTATCAAACTGATTGCCTAGCCAATCATAATTGTTAATTGAAACCAGTGCAGATATGTTACTTCTGCACTTTTTCCCAAACAACTCTCCTTGCTGTGCGCCATCAAGTATATAGTTAGCAAATACATGATTAGTTGGCTCTAACCACTTTGCTAATCGATCCTGTGTTTCGCTAGTATCTTGTCTATCAATACTTTGACTAGCTAATTTTGCACACTCCCGAAACGCACCTTTCCATGCTTCAAATGGACTAACCGCAAAGTTTGTTACATTGCTAATTTCGTCCATAACTTTAACATTGTGACTTAAACTAGTAGTAACATCAACTCCTGCTGTTTTATCTATTAATAGATGTTTTGGTAATAACTTTATTCCGCCGTACCCGTATTCTAATCCGTTGACTGGATTACGACTCTTCCAAATATGAACTGTATCAAAATGATCAGCTGATACTTCGTAGGTAAATTTAAAAGTGTCTTCAATTATTGCATCGGCGTCAACTACCCATAAAAAACTTGTTGCAGAACCGAGTGCGGCACGTTTATGTGCATTGGCTATTCCCTTAATCCCGTTTACTCTATTTGCAGATGGCACTTTGTTTTTTAATTTTTGCCAGTTATTCTCTGCATAAGTTTCATTGTAACTGAGAAAAAATACATCATAACATACTGATGATTTTTTATATCGAGTGCTTACTAAAAATTTAGCAGATTCAAATGCTGCCTTAGTTACTGGTTTTCTTCCAGGGCACAAATAGATCTTATTAGAATTTACATCTTCTAAATAAGAAATCCTATCTAAAAATACAGGATCTATTTTTAAAAATTCAAAACTAAGAAGTTGGACAGTTGGTATAATCCAAAACATTTTAGTTCTAACAGTGTTTGTGTAATTTACTGCTGTAGAAAACGCATCTAAATCATAAACTATTTTAGCTAAAGGAAATTGATCTTTTGCACTTTTTAATGCGTCTTCTGGCCAAGACTTATTATGCAGGAAAATTATATCGTACATTATTCTCTGTCTAGCAGATTAGTTGTAATACGAGTTTGATCTGCATGAACATGTTTAAAAAATCGGCTGGCACTTTCATCTAACACGCTTAATGGTATGTCTAATTGTGGGCTTAATTTGTCCCCAAAATGTTTTACATAATCAATAATATTTTCATCAGTAACTGTACCGTCTACTGTCTCAGCATATAGTTTTCCAAGATAATCAAAATCTCGAACGTTGGTATAATCCCAATCAGTACAATTGGTCATATAACAGCCTTGTCTTGCACCAAGTATTGCCCACAGACCGTTTTTAACATCAGATCCAACATTCATCCAGATCAACAAGCGATGTAGATTTTTCCAATGCACTTCTTTTTTAAAATTTATATGATTAACACGAACGCCACGATCCAATGACATCTTAACACCTTCACGGAATCCTGCTCGCCATGCTTGAAACGGAGTAGTATTATTGTGTACATCGCTGTAACAACTATTCATTTGGATATATTCTGCATCCCAGCAAAAGTCTACTTGTGCGTTTGGATCATCAGTGGGAGCATTTTCGTGTGTCTTCATAGACAACACGTATTCTTTTGGCCATAACTTTAGTCCGCCGTTACCGTACATTAATCCATTTATAATGTTATGACCACACCAACTAACTACACACCGACTGTAGTCTTTGTATGCAGTAAAATCAACTTCTTGATTAAAGAAATCTTCACGTACAATATTGTCGCCGTCCACTGTAACGAATCGATCTGTTTCACTTATTCTAGCACATTCTTTATGAGCACTATCGCTGCCTTTAATACCGTGTACACGCTTTGCCCAGGGTACTTTGTTCAATAAATCTGCATAATTTTTTTCAGCATTTGGTTCATCATAGCTGAGATAGATAATGTCAAAATCTATAATTTTAAACTTTTGACTCATTTAATGTCCTTAGGCTATAAGTATCAAAGAATTTTTTAGTTACAATAGAAACTTCTGTACTATCAGATTCGATATTAAATTCATGTGGGATAAACACGCGATCTTCTCGAACTAGTCTTTCTAGTGTTATAGGAATTGTTCTAAACACAAAATTTTTATTTTGATATTTACAAATATAAAACTCTAATGTTACATCAAGAATTTTTTGTTTTAGGCCAACTTTAACATCATCACGTATTTTAAATGCCCAGTGTTTTACATCTATGTGATTTTCAATTGAACACGAGCTATCTAATACATTAGACAAATCTACAAGAATTAATGAATTAAAATTAATATCAGTACTAACTTTAGAACTAACTAAAGTTATTTGATCTTTTTCAAAGACAATTTTAAAATCATTAAAATTTTGTTTGCCTTCTAAAAATAGTTTTACATCGTCATATGGCATCTTGATAAACGAATCAAGATCTTTTCTTTCTTCATTTGTTATTGAAAGTATTGCACCATTAAATTTATCAAAATAAATCAAATAGCTGTTGTCAATAACACCTAGATTGTGTGCTTGTATGATTGCTTCATCTGACAATACGTCATCTTCATGCAACAATTCTTCTTCCATTTTTTGAGGATTCCTTTAATGAAGATAACACTTGTGGAGTTAAAAAACTATCGTCAATATAATGAAACACGCCTGTTTGTAAAATATTAGACACGTATAACTGTCCGCTATCAGTGTAGTACCAATCTAAAACTTTAGTCCAACTTGTTGGTATTGGACTAATATTCTGCAGATTAGATTTCATGTGTGTTATTGATAAGTTGATTTGATCATTGACAATTTGATCGTCTACGCCTAACACCTTGGCTGCAATGGCTGCACTGACATCCATGCTTAGCCAACTCTGTTTGTGCTTAGGAGCAATATCAAAATATGTACGTTCCCAGTTGGCAACAACAAATGCCATAGCGTTATAAAAGTCTAACGCTGTTTTATTTTTCTTAAAGTAATGGAGACCAAAATATACGTTAGGTAATTCGTTTTCATTAAACATTTTACGATTTACATAGTCTTTAAGTACTCGACCTCTAAAATCTTTTATTTTTGAATTGAAGAAAACATCGTAGTTAGACAACTGATCCCACATTGGCGTGAAATTATCTAAGACTAACATATCACTATCTAAGACTATAGTTTCATCATATGGTGTAATGTGATATAGTTTCCAACGATTTTCAACCTTCCATACACTGTTGGCTGCTTGGTCGTCGCCGGGGATGGCTAGTACTTTATCAAACACTGCTTGATACTCTTCAGGCACAGGATCGTTTGTGACGATACTTATAAGGCAAGAATCTTGACTAGTATGTAGACTCAAAGCAAGAGCATAGGCCTGCTTTACATAATCTATGCCCTCGCTATTTTGAGCTAATACTAGGAATCCTTTCATGCCGCGCTTAATGCTGTATTAGTATCGTCGGCTTTCTTGCCCCAGGTAACTCTATTCCAAACACGTTCGTGTCCATAGAATAATGCAATGTTTACAACGGTAGCAATACCTAAGAACGCGGCAGCACTACCCCAGCTTCCTGTCATAATAAATGGAATTAAGAAATTGCTAGATGTAATTAGTACACGCCATGTAACAATCTTGCTGATAGTTCGTGGTTGGCCTTCATGGAATAATAGGCCGTCCGAAGGTTTACGATTCCACTGTGCAAAATTCCAACCACGTTCGTGTGCCCAGTATAACACTGAATTAATTACTGCTGCCAGTCCGGCAATTTGCAAACCGGTAACCCAACTACCTGATACAATAAATCCATTTACGATATGGCTGACTGTTAGTAGAACCCGCCATGAAATTACCTTGGCTATTGTTCTTGGATGATTTTCAATAAATTTCATAAAATTCCTTAAATTATTCGTTCTAAACTATATTTGTTCATAAGATGTACATCAAGATTTGATGTTTTAACAACAATGTATTCCCCTGGAAAACTTTCTTTTTCAATTAAAATTTGACATTCATGTCCGTTAATACTATTAATTATGTCTTTATCAATAGCGTAATAAAGTTTTCCGGGCAAACTTGATGCAAAAAAACTGTCTGGGGTGCCACCGTTCATAATACTGATTGCTATACTAAACGCATAATCGTTTCTATAGGTCATTGTTTCTACACAATAGAGCAACCTATAGTAATTCCAATTTTCTCTAATGTGATTAATCAACGTAAAAAATGATTCTGTTATAGGAGTCTTTTTAAAATAAAATACTGTTGCCCAATAAAAAGGAACTGAATACTGATTAATATATTCATACTTCATACGCCATCTTGATATATCGTAGCTGTCTTTATAGATGGCAAAATCGCTAGAGTTGTCCCAGATAGCTTTTAAGTTGTCAGAGCAGATGATAAAGTCACTGTCAATTACTAACGTTTCATCATAAGGTGACAACTCATATGCACTTGTTCTACTAAAATTATTCCACTTTAGTAATTTTTTCTTTAGTGTGCCGTCGTGAAAACTTCTATTCTGAGTTTGACTATTTCTATAGTCAACTACTTTCCAAATATCAATTACTTGGTCAAATGTGTTGTCTGTGTCTATCTCAGCAAGATAATCAGGGCTGTCTGTAACAATTGAAACTGGAACATTTAAATACTGTTTTACCCGCTTGGCTGCAAACAGTGCCTGTTTAACATAATCAACTTCACTGTTGTTCTGAGCAAAGATTAAACATCCCTTAGTCATACTTGACTAAATCCTCAACTTTTCTTTGTTTTTTAAGTGCTGAATATTTTGAAAAATATTGATTTGATGATTGAAAGTATTGGTCAAGAATATTATCATAAAATTCTTGGACATCTTTTATCTGTACAGGCATATTGTTGTCGTCAATAAGAACAACATCTTCAGTATATCCAGAATCTAATACTAACTTAACAAAAGTAATTAACTCTCGTTGAATAGTAAAGCTAGCACCACTTTGATAGAAAATTAGTCCTTGATTAAATTCTTCTAAGGCTAATTTTCTTTGTCCTGTTAACGACGCCATAAAGTTGGCGGTTTGGAATGCTTTTTCTAAACTTTCTGTCATAGATAATCTCACTTGAATTGCTCAAGTAATTATCTTAATTTAGTAAAAGGGTTTAGAATCCTGACTGCGAAGCAGACGGTACTGGTACTGATACGTTTGCGCCAGATGGACGGAACATTTGAATGGAACTAGTTAACGTACCATCTACATCCTCGTCTTGTACTGGACCTGGTGGAAAACCAGGACTTGGATTGTTTAAATCACCTGCATCTTCATCTTGAAATACTATTGAAAAGACAATATTATTTCCAGTTAATCTAGCATAGATAAAATAATCGTTTTCTGCATAGGCTCCAGCTGGTGCTTGTTTACGGAAGATTAATTGGTCGCTGCCTGTTAAACTATAGAACCCAATTGGAAAAGTCTGAGCAGTTGCGCTAGGATCTCCACAGACTGTAGTAGTGTAGTTCATAGTAATAGTACCCATTTGACTTAACATCAATGTCCATGTATTATTCTTTGAACCCGAATTTCCGCCAGTTCTGCTGGCACTGATTTGAAAATTTCCGCCAGCGTTAAAGTAGTGTCTTGCGGCATCAAAACTAGAAAATGTAATAGTACAAGTATGCGTTAATGTACCGTTCCATGCACTAGTTCGCTGATACGGTGATACTACATTTTCTAATGTACCTTGATTACTAGCTACTGCCAATCTATTGGCAGTAACTGTATCTGCCATATTATCGTATTGTGCCCGCAAGGCTTCACTAATAATACTGCTGGTTGAAGCTAATGTTAAATTACTAGTTTCGTCAACACCAGTTTGGTGTTGTCTTGTTTTAAGTAAATCTGTTCTTAACTGATTCCATTGCACTGCACGAATTAGATCGCCAACTGCTACTTGTGTGCTGGTGAGAGACTGACCATAGCCGTAATTGCCTGTGCCTGTTCCTAAGACTAATGCAATCTTTCCTTGAATTGCATTATAATCAGCTGCCCTAACTCTTGAACCTACGCCTGGCATAATTAATTCCTTATAGTATCACTGCTTCGATCAATTTGACTCCAGTGTCGTCGCTTGATTCTAATGCAATACCAAATACATCGTTTGCGTGTGGGACTCCAGCAACTGCTGTTCCGTCGTTGGCTGCAACTAAACGTTGACCTTTTGTTACTGCACCAGTAACTTTTACTGGAACTCGACCTTTCAACGCAATATATGTGCCGCCTTCTAATTCACTGTTCATCATAAATGCAGGTTGAGAACTAACTACACCAATAGCTCTATCTCCGTACTTTGATGCTGTAACTTCTGCTTCTCCGCCAACTGCTACAACTGTACCAACTTCGTATACTTGATCTGTTAAATATTTTTCTGCCAAGTCAGCCCAACGTGCTGTTGACGCTTCACCTTGGAATAAAGTAGCATATAGATTGCCGCTACCATCTCTGGCTGCAATTGAGTTTGATGTTGCTGCCGCTGACGCAGTTCTAAAAGCACCTGCAACATCTAGCGTAGCTGCCTGAGTGGCTAGTCCGCTAAAGGTATTAGCGTACATTGTTCTAAATTTAAACGCGGTTGATCCTACATCGTTTCCGTTATCAACGCCTGGAATTAGGTCATTGCCTAAAATTCTTAAAGGAGTTCTTGTAATACCGGCTACAGTAGTTCTAAATATAATCTTGTCGCCTACTTGATTTTGAATAATAGGATCTGTAGAACTTTCAATGAATACTTTAAGAGTATTGTTGTTACCAACTGTATACCCTAAATCACTAAATCTTACTAGTGTACTGAAATTAGCTTCGCCTGAGCGAACATAGTCTGATGCTAAAAATCCACCTAGTCTATCTGCGTCTGTAGCAGTTCCCCAAAATCTGTCATCTGTAGCAGTAACGCCAGTTGGGCTATATGCTAATGTAGTACCTTTCTTAATTGATGTAAACCCTGTAATTGGGTTAATGCTTGACAAGGTAAACGCATCTTTTGAGATGATAAAAACTGTTTTATCATTGACAATTGCTTCAATAATTGCATGGCCAACGCTTTGATCGTCAAGCACACTGCGAGATAACATCTGTGTAGTGCCCGAACCTGATACACCCTGTGGTCCAATCAGGATAAATTCAACACCGTTCCAAGCATAAAGCTGGTCATTAGTTGTATCGTACCAGAAGTCGCCTGTTGTTAAACCAGTAGGGGCTGTGGCTGATATTTCAGCACCGCCTGTAGTACGGAATTTAGTTCCATCGTAAAACTTTAATTTTCGTGTGCCGCTATCAAACCAAATTTGTCCTCTAATTGGCTTAGAAGGTTGGGTTGTATTAGCAAAATTCTCTAGTAAAAAGACTAAGTTCTCGTTCTGGACTTCACCATAACCAGCATAGTTTTTACCAATTAATTTAATATCTAAAGTATTGTCGATGGTACCGTCCGCAACTACTGAAACTTGCGACCCGTCGTATTTGTTTATGGTATAAGCCATCTCGTTTATTCCTCGTTCCTAGTATTTATCGTTATATTGGAGTAGCGGCTTCGTCGCTATCCCATGTCCA